ATTTACCATAATATGGGGCAGAGCGACGGTGTTGTGCTTGGTCTCCTTCTTATATCTAGCAAGAACATAAAAATAGATTTTCATTATGTAATCTTCACAATCAATCTCGTTAACCATCTTAATAATTTTCTCTTTGTACTCCACAGTAACCCTCCTTTTGCAAAAACACATCCGAAATTCCTTTTTTATATTATCCAACAGGAATTGCTCAATTACAAGAATATTTAGAACATATGTTTTCTTTATATCCTGTATTTTTACATGTGGACGTTGTTTTAAAACAGTTGTCGTTTTTTGTCGACTTGAAAATTTGAATAATAACTTCAAAAATGTTAAAATGTTATCGGTTTTGGGAGTGAATTGCGGTTCACAAACACTCCCAAGCCAGAACTTGAAGCGCCCTGTTTAACAGGACAATTCATAGTTTACCATATAAAACAACCAAAAAGAATACTACGAGAGGTAAAGAAATGAACAAAAGTAACAAATCAATAACGGACAAAGGTTTTACACTAATGGATAATTTTCGTGAAAACATTAACTCTTATATTGGTAACATGACACTAAGCGAATTATCAGAGCGCGCCGGAATCCCATTTTCCACGCTACGAGGTATGCTGTACGAAAATAGTTCTGACTGTAACTTGTCGAATGCTGTAAAACTCGCCAAGGTATTCAGCATCAGTGTAGACGAACTATTCGGAGCGAACACAATGGAAGAACGTACAACAGATTGTTTGAATACTTGCAGAGAACTTCCGGAAAATTCGAGATATCTGATCAGTTGGTTTATACAACATCAAAAGACATTGAATAATAGGAAAGAAAACCATAAATCAGTAAGTATTATGAAGCCTAAGTATAAAAATGGTCATTTAGTTCCATCAAACGATTTTTTCTCGATTGATATTGATGATTTTTCCGACAATATTAAGGCAAAAGTATTTTTGGGAATCCAAGTTAATTGTGAAGATTTTATGCCCCATTATTCTCCGTATGATATCCTTTTGCTTGCGAACGACAGAAAACCATACGAAACAGAAAAGTGCGTTTTTCTTTATTACGGGAAAATGATGATCGGAATAAGAAAAGAAGAAGAGAATAGTGTTAAATATTATGGAATTCGCAATAGAAATGCCATTATAAACGAATCCGACATTGATGAGTTAATGGGATACATTGTCGAAACTACCACTGTTTAATATTATAGGCGGGGATGCCCCGCCTATTGATTATGCAACTTCAAAATAATGTCCGATCAAATCTATGATATCATTTTGCAATGCATTTCCTGAATCTCTTGTACATTTATACACAATCTCATTTTGAATATAATATTTATCTTTGTAACATTGCATGTTTTTTCTCCACGGAATAGGATCATCTTTTGTTCCACTGTGTTCCTCATCTACAATTTCGTACAAACTTTCTGTTCCAGTTCCGGGCGAATGCTGCTCTTGAATCGTGAGGTTATCTTGATTTACGGAATAGAGTTCGTTTTCGTAAACAAACCTAAATCCTCTTTTCACCGTTTGTCCAACGATTTCACTAAATGTAGGGTGTAGCGACTTATAACGAATCGCTTCATCATTTGTGAGATTATAAGTGTTAATTTCTTCTGGAATTCTCACCATCATAAGCTCCATCGCAAGATCATTTTTTGTGGGGATGTATGGAGTTTCAAAGATCTCCTGATATTCTTGAACCCTTAAAATATGTTTCGGAATCATTTCTCCGTCAGGTGCTTGACTTTCTTCAACTACCTTATATGAGGTGACGATTTCAAATCCTTCCTTGTATTCCAAATCATCGCCTGTTACGATCGGTAAATATCCACTGTTAAGATAATCATCTTTATCGGGGGAAATAATTTGTTTATCGCCAACGCGTAAAACAGATGGTGCATATATCAATATTCCGTCTTCTAATTTTCCAAAGTTCGTATTCATATTTTCTCCTTATTTTTTACAGCATATTCCACTTCAATTCCCGCATCTACGTCTCCACCGTCTACCGTGATAACTGTTGTTGGATGGTATGTTGTTAATGCTCTGATTGCATCTTGTTCGGATTGTGAGATAGGGACTATCACCTCTTTTTCTAACACATATTGCAATGTAGTTTTGCTTTGTGACAACCAATTTCTTAGCGTTTCTACATCAGGAAACACATCTTTAGGCAAATTAATTCTTATAATCCTTGTGAACATATCTTGACCTAACCTATCAGTTGCCCAAACTCCGGACTTATATGATGAAAAAGTTAAAGACGACCTTTGCCCCACATTATTACTAATGGCTTCTCTAAGTATATACCCAAAATTATTGATGTTTCCGTTACTTCCATAAAACTTCCAATCTTCATTCCCATTTAACATAACGCTTCTGATTCTTCTAGCAATCCCATCTTTTGTAATTTTATCTTGATATTTTCCGATGCCCCTAAGAGGTTCATCCATTGTTATTGTAGCAGTCTGTTCGGGGAAATATGGTTCATACGGCTCGGCAAAAGTTCCCTCATTTAACATTACATAACACTGTTTGTTTTCGATAGGTTTAGAATTTGTTCTGTCAAATAAGACAATTTTCACTCGACCGTTTTCATCGCTTGTCACCGTTACTTTTTTTCCTTTAAAAACTGCGGTAGTATTACATTGATATATTTCATCATCAGCATTTGTAAAATATAAACTTCCACTTGTGTCTTTATCTTGACTATTGCAAATACCTTCGTTATTTGTTGATAAAGTGTACTTTGTGTTTGGTTTCAAAGTCAATATAAGTTTTCTAACGCTATCGTTTCCACTCACAGGTTGCAATGGTAATTTTAAAAAACTATCTATATCAAATAAATTCTTTCCTGTAACTTTTATATCGACTTCATATTTTTGTGTTTTCTCATTCCATTTTCCGACACTCTTGATTTCTTGTAGATAATCGGGTGATGGGGATGGTTTACCGCCTGTGTATGACTCATAAGGAGATGCTTTGTCTCCAACCTCCACCATAAGCTTAGATGTGTTATTCTCAAGAACCTTATCAAAATTTAACTTCCCAATCTCTCCATCGGTAATAGCCATTATAACAAGATATTTTGTATCTTCTTCGGTAGTAATAGTTAAAGGTTTATCTAATGTTGTTTCAGCCGTTTTAGTAATCTTAACATTAAACGCTGGGAAGTTCCGATGTTAAACCAACCCTATTTTTTCTTGTCATATCATTGTTAATATTTTTTCTACCATGTATTGTGTAGGTTGTGTTTGGTTCACAGGGCAAATACACCACAGCATTACTAGAATATGGTACAATTTCTTTATTTTCTCCGTGATAAAAATATGCATGTAAATAATTGTCTGTTAGTTTAAACAACTGTTTTCCTGTTGTGCTGTCTTGATGTGAATTACCTAGTATACTAAATCGTTTAAAAGGAGCTTGTCCGCAATTTGTCAATATCACTTGCTTTATTCCTTTTGACGTTTCGTAGTTAAATTTGAAAGTCGTAAAAGCTCTTCTTTTTAAAAATATCATGTAATATCAAACTCCTTCCAAAACATCGCATTTTGTTCAATCTGACAACAATATTTCTTGTTTGCCTGTGTGACGAATCCATCTAACGCGATTGTTGACGGTAGTATCACCTTAGTTGGCGTTGATCCACTTGTGAACCAAAATGGATAGATATTTACGGCATCAGGTAACTCTTCTTCAAGCGTTAAATTTAACTCTGTAACTTCTCCCCATACTGCTTGTACGTTCGGTTTTAACGCATATGTAGTTTCTTGAGGACGTTCTTCTTTTATGTTTGTACTGATCGGATTTTTCTGTAAATAATTTTTAATTGCTTCCTGAAGCTGCTCTGGTGAAATCTCGCCTCCGCTACTTCTAATTTTCTTTAGCAAAATTGCATATACTTCGTCTGCTCTCATAGTTGTACCTCATCAATTTACAATTTATACCATTGATCTGTTTCCTTATGGAATTTATAATAATCTCCGGTGTCAAGACATAACGCCGAACTTCCTGTGCCTACATAATGCGGAAGTTTTGATATATCACTCGATAATCCCTCATAGCTTCTGATATTCCCTCTCACATCCACACAAGCAAAACTGCCTAAATCCCATATCTCTTCTCCCGGCTGATACGTCTTTCCGTCCACAACCGTTATTGTTTGTGCTATCGCCATTTCTGTTCCTCCTACGCTATTTCAAAATATTGTCCAATGAGTGCCGATGGTTTAAAATACAATTTTTCTTTTTGACCATACATTGATTCTGGATTAAGAACTCCACCTCTCTTACACAAATAAACTAACTCATTTTCGATATAATACTTCCCGTATTCATATTCAAATCCACTTACGTTTACGCTATCTGGCACGGGAATAGGATCTGAATACGATCCTTCGTAACCTTCGACAAGCTGTGTCCACAATGTAGGTTCTGCCCCCGGAAAACGGTCCTTTTGTTTCTGGTGATTCTTATTCAGATTCCACAAGAACCCTCCAAAGTTTCTTCTTTTATCTTTTTGGTTTTGTACATCATATGCGTACCCGTCTGGATCATCTTCCCAATCTGCGTACAGCCCTTTTACTTCAACGGCTTGTGCGTCCGTATTAGTGAGAGAAGCGATTTTTGCCTGATCCACAACCGCTTTTTTACCGCTAATCACTTTTTCGATGTAACTTTGAGTGTTTGATACCTTTTCGTTATACTTTTCGAGATATTTTCCTGTTAATTCATCGCCGTACTCAACCGAATTAACCGCTTCCTTGCTCGTTAATCCATCAATATAATCCAACAAACACTGCGCATAACTTTCTTTTTCTAAACGCTTGATCTCTTGCTTTTTATACAAGTCAGTAATTTCTTCCTCATTCAATTCTCGTGACTGTCCGGTTGAATCTTTTAAAATAACTGACATTCCGCTTGAAATACTGTCTTCGTATGCGTTTCTAATGGCAATCATGTCAGATTCGTTGTAGTCAAACGCATAAGACGCTATCATAACATCTGACAATATTTCATTTTGTACTTTCATCTTAATTTCCGCTTTTTTACTTTCCTTTACCTCATCCAATGTAGGGTTGTAAGGTTTAGGATTAGGAGAAATTTCAGGCTCGACATATACACTTCCGTCGTTTGATAATTGATATCCGTTGTACTTTTTTGTAACAGAATCATTCCTGTAAATAGTTGTAAATTTTTGATAAAAAGTCCCGCCGATATCTATTGTGCATTCTTTATCAAGAAATAGATCAAACCCATTTTTATTTTCTATTACATCAGTTCCAAACTTAACCGTAACGATATTATTTGTCGGAATTACGGTTGCTTTGTGCGGAGTTTTTTCTCCTAAGAATCTTATATATGCCATATGTATTTCTCCTTTTTATTTGTTTGAATAATGCGTATTTGTTGGAGTTGCAACCTGAAACTGGAAAAGTCAAAAATCATGTTATCGAAGAAGATAGCAATGCTAATGGTAAATATCGCAAATGGAGCGACGGAACTCTTGAAATGTGGTTCAATTCTCCATTTACGTGCGCGATCGGAACAAAAGCTGGTAGCATTTACACAAGCGGACAATTTACATTAAACTTCCCGGTTGCATCAAAAACAAAATGTAATATCGTGCTCACAATAGGAGCTGGCGGCGCGATATGGGGCAAGGTGTACGGATCTGCAAATGACTACAAATCAAGCTTTTCATACCATTTGCTTGCTGCTACGGTATGGAATACAGCAAGTTTTGATTTATCCTATTACGCGCGTGGAACGTGGAAGTGATAAGCGTTATTTAATTTCCCACTCCGCATCGATAAAAAGATAGCTGTTTGTTGCTTTTGGTATGCAGATAAACAAATTTCCGTTTGTCCTTGCCATAGATGTGCAGGCCACCGGATTTTTATATGACCCATCTGACGCTGTCACATTTACAACAGTATCATTTAATGGGCGATACTGTGACGGTATCGTAAAAACATTGTCGTACACATTATTCGCGACTATTGTGGCAGTTGTATAAATTTCCATATTTAGGTGTATCGTTTTACCGATTTTATACGAGTTGTTTGCTATGGCTGTCCACACTCCGACCCTTATTCCCAGATCGGTCGGTGTGAGCGTCTTTTTATCATGATGCGCTTGTAATTGTAACAAATATGCATTTAGCGCAGCTACAGCCTGCGCTCCTGCGATCATCCCCGGTGTTTTGTTCGCCACTATATCATCAAGATTGTCTATGATTCTAGATTTATCGGCGGAATCGTTTATAGCTTGGCATATTTCATTAATTTGTTTAGCCCCTAGATTACTCCCGGATTGAGTATAATCTGTTACGTCTTCCAAAGAATAGCTTGCATCTTCGTTTTGAGTAATTAAGTACTTTCTTTTTCCAGCCATGCTTGAAGCTAATATATCATCTTTAAAATTAACAGGTAATTCTTGCTTTGGCATTATATTCTTACCTCCTTAAATCTTCCAAGAATAAATGGAATTTTTCTAAGACCGATAGTCTGTCTTTCAATAATATCTTTCATTTTTTCACATGCTTTTTCCAATCTGTTAAGTTCATCGTATTTGATAAACATTCCATTCGGATAGAACGTCTTTTTGATTCCGATATCCTGTGTGAAAATTGATTGATTTATCTTTTCTATATTACCCTCAAACAAATTGAATTTCTCATAATCCCACAACTCCAAATAATCAACAATATCTTCTCCCATATTTTGAATCGAAAATTCTTTATTAACTTCATTTGCTTTTTCTTTTAAATATAGGATATTGTTTTTTATTCGGTTGTAATCTTCTAAATTCATTTTGTCTGTAGACGCCCAATTTGTTTTTGGTTTTATCCAATCTACCTCCATGACATTTCCACCTTTCTAGCTTTCATGTTTCCAGACCACGCTCCGTTAAAGGATATTTCATTTTGATAAGAGCGAATCAAAGCGTCTTCTCTTCCTTTTAGTTCCATGTAGAACAAATCATTCGCCTCCGTTCTTGGGTCTCCACGCCACGAGATTTCGTAGTCTATGTTTCCGAGATAATATTCCGCTATCCATTCTTCCAAATCTTTTGCGTGCTGAATTGTGCTTATAAGAGGGTTATTCCATGTGATTTCTTGACCGTTTACGTTGTGATTCACAATGTAGTTATTTTCTTCTGTAAGATACTCATATCCCTCAACCTTTACTTTTACATCTGTTTTTGCCTTTATATTAGTGATTCGCACTTTAATGTAAAAATCGCTTGAATCAACAATACTCACTTTTAACTCTGGATTTTCTGGAACTGATACTTTAAATCCGTATGACGGCCTGTTAAAGTAAATCGTATATTCAGAATCGCTTTCAAAAGAAACTGTTTCTTGGATAAGCTCTTCAATCGCTCCGGTGCTTTCCTTGTAATTTTCTCTAGTAATCACAATATTTTTTATTTTTTCATATCGTGTTCCGGTAGGATTTTTAATCAAATCCCTTACCCTGTCCAATCTATAATCCGTAACATCATTAATCAAAATATTATCTATGAATAATCTTGAATTTGAATATCCTTTTGTTACCTCAATTACCATTTTATTAAACTCAAGAAAAACATGATCTGTTAAAAAACTAATATCCGGTTTTTTTACAATAAACTCTTCTTTTAAGACTCCATTGTTATATGTTACTATTTTAAATTCTTCCGGTGCTGTGTTTCTAAAATTAATAATCAAGCCATACGCATCGAATGAAGATTCCAAGTTCACTGTGATTTTCGGGTTTTTTTGAAATATTCCATTTCCATCCGAAACAGAATCGCTTACATATCCAGTATTTAGGTAATTATTGTCTTTCGGTAAAAAATAAAGGCTTCCATCTACCGCGGAAAAGTCTTTACTTGCATTTGCGTAAGCATCTTTTTTACTCTCTTTCAAGATGTTGTCTATCTTACCAAAATTTGCAATATCATTTGTTTCGGCAATCATATTGGGAACAAATGATGAACGCAATATGATTTTATTTTTTCTATCTTCTCTCAATGCACATCTTCCGGCATTTGCAATAATCTGCAACGCTTCTGCATGACTTACAACTGGAAGTGGATTATACACAATTATCTTTTTTAAATATGGATCTATATAATATTCTCTTTCATCTGTAATTCCGGCGCTTTCCAAAACTTCTAAAGCCAAATCATATAAAGAGATTCCATCTTTTCTGTATTTACCGCCGTAAAAGTTATCACTCAACTGATAGAACCTGTCCGTTGATGTAAATACCGCTTCTGTATCATTCGCTGACCAAGAATTAAGATATGTTGTTGTTTCATTTAACCATTCTATATCCCCGTTTCCTGTCACATCATATCCGAAGGTAACTTTCACTTCCTGTCCTATTTCCATATACGCAATAGCGCTTTCTGGATTGTCTACGCTATAATACAAATCTTGGTTATCAACCTTGATAGAAACATCCATACTTGGAATACTTTCTGATATCGGAGAAACATATTCTTTCATGCTGCAACCCATCACTTTTTCATTTGTAAATGTATTTGCAATTCCAAATATCATGTTTCCAATTCTGAGTCTGCCTTTCCCATTCACCATAGTTTTTGGCTTTATCCAAAAATAATTCGTTCCGTCAAAAGAATCTTCGGTAACAAATTTTTCCGAACTATTTTTATAGATTCTAGTGGTCAAATTTGTCTCTATAGTAAATTCTGTCGGATAACAATGACCGAAATCTATTGTTATTCCTTTTATGTCTAATCCTGATTTATCTGTAAATTCTATTTTCGCACTTCCAAGAATTTCATTTGTGATGATTCCGTTGTTATAAATTTCTAATCCACTATCTTTTCGCGGCGGAAAATACATTGTCCCATCGACTTTTGAGAAATTTTGTTCACATGTTGCGTATATTTTATTTACATCGTAACCATCAAACGGTTTTTCTTTATTTGCCAGATACAATAATTCCGTGTTTGTTACTTTAGCATTGTTCTGTGCATCAGAATTTACAACTCCTATGCTTACTTTTACATATCCTCTATTCCGAAACGGAAGTTTCATTGATTCTATGTATTCTTTACTTGCCATTTGCATATACGATCACTCCAAACCGGCGTCAATCAAATTAAATGAAAGCGTCTCATCTTTTGTTACCATATGAGTTAGCCTATCTACAAATAACGGTTTTCCGCTCCTATCTCCGGGGTACATTATAATAGTGATCGGGTGTCCCGGATTCGCCATATCTTCAAACGTAACAGGAACGTAAAATGGTTTTATGGCATCTAACATCATCTTTCGAGTTTCCGGATTAAGACCAACCCACTCGAGATCGCTAAGTTTGTACAAATCCCTTCCAACTCTTTGACCAATAACTGCGTTGTTCCCATTCCTTCCACCGTTTACTGTCGTTGTTATTGTCCACGAAAACCCGCGTCTCGGCGGTGGAAAGTCATAACCATTTACGTTCAAAAACGATGATAATGCCATATTCAACCTCCTGTTTTTAAATAAGGAAAAGTGCCTACCGAAGTAGGCGCTTTTCCTTTTAAGTAAACGAATATCCATTCCTTGCACGTCTCGAATCTGTAATCGACACTAATTCTCTTCCGTCTACTACAATTCGTTTTCCATCTCTAACCGCTTGTATCAATTCTCTCAATAGATTTTCTTGCTCTCGATTCTCTGCGTTTGCACGAGAAAAACCTCTGTATGCCGCTTCTTCAATTCCTTTTTGAATATCCAAATTATTTGCAACCGCCGTTCTTCCATCAGAAAACTGTCCAACAAGTTCATTATGATTTGCCATAAATAAACCATCTTCCGGGAAGCCACCAACAGAATATTTCGGAATTAAATCTGCTAATGTAATTCTTCCTATTCCAGAAGCATATCCATGTCCTTTCCAGCCGTTTGACAAGCTTCCGTATCTAGCCAATGTATACCTAATAGATGCTAATATGTTTGACAATGGATCGTAAATATCCTTATCATATCCAGGATATGCGTACGTTCTAAAAGTCGGATCAATTACCTGCATCAATCCTTTGGAAGGTGTTCCTTTGATTGCATTTATATCCCATTTATTAATTGCTTTTGGGTTTCCACCGGATTCCGTCTGCATCTGATAAAGCAAAAGGTCTAAATTTGATTTTGAAAATTGACCTGTCATTTTCAATGCTTTAGTGGCAATGTTTCTCCATTGTTCAACTCCGGCTGATGGGTTATATTTTGGCTGTATTGAATCAAATATTCCGCTTACATACTGTACAATTCCGTCAAACGTCTTGTTTATAATTCCACCTGCCACGCTCGCCCACGGTTCAAATAAATTTGATATATTTGCAAACTTGCTTATTGCAACTTTTACAATTTCTCCCGGGTTTGTAAGATAATCCAACACATTCCCTGTAAAACTTTTTACCGAACTCCATGCGTTTTCAAAAAACTCACCTATTCCGCCTTTAAAATGTGGAGCGCCTGACATAAACGCCTTTGTTTGATTCGCGGGCATTATTTTTGTACCTTTTTCAAGCGGCAACATGACATTTCGCCCATCGGGTATAAACGGTTTTCCTGACGGCGGAATAATAAGCTCTTTGTAAGTTGATCCTGCTTGGTCATTCACGATTCCAAGTGTGTTTTGCGGAACTCCATCCGATCCTTTAGCGAACTTTATTCCATCCCACTCACTTACTCGTGTGTCTGATCCCACTTTTTTAAGCACCCAGTTCACACCTTTTATAACGCCATTCACAAGTGTTTTAATAGGCTTAAATGCGTTTTCTGCAATTTCTTTAAAGAAGTCTCCTAACCCCTTCCAAATGTTCTTTATGGCATCATATGCGTTTTTAAAAGCCGTTTTAAACCACGGACCCACATTTTTAAAAGGAGATTTAATGGCTTCCCATTTTTTTGAGAACCAAGATTCAATGAATGACCAAGCTTTTTTAATACCTTCATACCCTTTATCAAACTTTTCGCCAAACCATTCCGTTACAGGAGAAAATACTACTTTTATTCCTTCCCATAATCCTTCAAAAAATCCACTTCCGTTCTCCCAAGATTTTTTTGCTTCATCCCATCCTTTTCTGAATTGTTCGCCTATTGATGATGTTGTTTCTCCAACCCATTCCTTAATATTTCCTAATTGCAACATTAATCCAGAAAGACTCGTTGGGGGTAATGCAATGTCTCCGACTTTAACTTCGGCGTCTTCACTAAAGATTTTATCAACCAGTGATTGCAATGCACCTTTTGCAAAATCATTCGGAAGGTTCGCTATAGCTTTAACTAATGCCTTTCCGAATTTGTATAAGTTCCAAGTTAAATCTCCCCACTCTATTCCACATATAAATTCAACTATTTTTTGACCAATATCTTCAAATGTTTTATCGTCTTGTAAAGTGTTTATAAATTCCGTTAAAGACTCTAAAATTCCGTTGGCGAAATTACTAAATGTATCCGCTGCGATTTCAGGATCCCAATTTTCAAAGAATCCTTTTATGCTCTTTGCTATAGATTTCCCTAAATTTCCCCAGTCAAACTCTACAGCGAACGCATTTGCAGATTGAAAAGCTGTATTGATTGAATTAGCAACAGTTTTCCCTAAATCATAAAAAAGTCTAGGTTTTATTAAACCATTCAAAAAATCCGCCAACCCTGTTCCGAAATTTTTTGCTTTTTCATACACGGAATCCCAGTTAATTTTTTCTAACGTGTTTGATAATGTGACGCTTATATATTCGCCTAACTGTTCTAAACTTTTAATGCTACTTTTATATGCGTCTAACATCTCATCGTTCGGCTTAAAGCTGGCAATTAAACCTCCCACTTCACCTGAACCAGCACCTCCTGATCCACCTGAGCCACCAGCTCCACCACTACCAGTACTACCATTATCAGGCTCAACAATATTTAATTCATCAATTCCTAAAGTGTGAAGCTTCTTTGCATTTTTAGCAGCTTGTCCAAGATTATCAGATAGATCGCCGGAACTTCCGGCTGAATCAGCCAAATCACCAGATACATCTCCTAAATCATCAGCAATTCCACCACCGCTGATTTCAAATTTCCATCCAAAAATTTGACCAAGTGCATTCAATACATTTTGCGTAAAGTCAATTACTTTTGCCATGACTTTATTTAGCGTTTGGACAAATGGTTTAAACGCTGCGATAAAACCTGTTCCAATGACGGAAGCAAATTTCTTAATTTGCTCTTGCAAAATACGAATTTGGTTCGCCCATGTATTAGAAGTCCGGGCAAAATCGCCTTGCGCTGCCGAAGTATTCGCCAATACGTATTGATAACGAAGCATCGTCTTTTCTGCCTGCGACATAGACTTCACATTTGCATCCAATCCATTTTTCATCGCCCACTCTGCAAGTGTAGCCTGTGTTAAATCAAGTCCGTATGTACGCAGCGGTCGTGTCTCTCCTGTAAAGATAGCTGATAAATCTTCTGCTACATCCTTTTGACTGACATTGTAGAACGATGCCATATCGGCTGTTAATTGTGTCAATGTTAAAGATACATCTGCCATAGAATTAGACAAGCCAACATATCCGTTCGTTGCTTTATTCAAAAATGAATTTGCGTTTTCAATGGAACTTGTGTCAATCCCCATTGCAGAACCCATGGCTTGAAACCGGCTCGCATATTGTTTAAATGACAATTCAGACATTCCTAATTGCTTAATGGAATTTTGTGCGTACTCTTCCACTTTACTTGACATATCTCCAAATACAGTGTCTACAACATTCTGTACTTCCACAAGGTCTGATGCAATGGTTATGGAATCTCCTATTTTCCCAACAAATCGGAATAATAGCCAGTACGTTGCGTACATCTTTCCAAGTGCAGACGCAAGTCCTTTTGTTCCTCTACTTGCCTTATGTGTAGATTTTGTATAAGTATTAAGGCTTCCGCTAAGAGCATTCGCCGCACGACCGGAAGATGCGCCTGTCCGAGCCAATTTTGCCAATGCATTTGTCATATCAATCAAGTTCTGACTTACTTTAGGTGCTTTAGATAGTTCAGACATTAACTGTCGCATAGACTTAGCAAGCAAAGGTATGTTTTCAATCGCTTTTGTAGAGCTTTTATATCCAAGTTGCGATATTCCCTTTGCTAAGTTTGCAACTTGCTCAGATGTTTTAGACACATTCACTGAGTTAAGGCTTTGCAAGCCTTTCCCGAAACCTACAATCGCGCTTGCTGCCTTTGAAATCTGTCCACTATCCAAATTTGATATTTTCTCAATTCCTTTTGCAAGTCTTGTATAGTCCGCTGCGCCTACATTTTTTAATCCTTGCATGGAGCGACTTAGTTTATCAACTCCATTCGATACACCGGACAATCCACTGCCATTAATTTTTGTAAGTGATGTGTTTAATGTACCAAGCTTTGATATCAACGTATCGATCGCCGAATTTGCTTTTCCGGCCTGTGCTTGTAATTGTATTTCAAGACTATCAACTGTTGTTCCCATTTCACACATCCTTTCATTAAAAAAAGACGATAGGCTGTAACACACTATCGTCCTAGTTATTCAATATTTGTTTCCGGAAGTCCTCTTGCTCTGTCATTCGCGATCCACTGTTCCATAGCAAGAATCTCCTTTTCCATCTCTCTTTTTTCACGCTCTTCTTCGGTCAGTTGCGACTCTTCAAGGAATTTCCATAAAACAGGCTCTTTTATGTACTCAGCCTTTGATTTCTTACTGTTTAACACTCTATCAATCGCAACCGAAACCGCAGATAATGTATATTGATTTGATACCCAGTTTAAATAATCCTGTTGTTTCATTTTTTCTGAATATCCGTCTGCAATACATTTGATAATTCTTGGATTAAGCATCCAGAACTCATTCCAAGAAACACCCATTGCATGAGCCTTTGGGAACCATTCTTTTTCAAATAGTTCCCTTTGCGTTTTGTATTCTATTATCGGATTTATTCCGCTGTTTTCTCTTCCGGTTTCTCTACAATTTCCTCTTCCTCTGTCTTGTTGAGATTCTGAAAAAAATCGGAATCGTTCATTTCATCTGTAATTACTTTCATAATTTCTTCAAAATCACCGCCGGAAACGATATGTTCTTCCATTTCTTTTCCCGCCACTTCCAGAGAAGTGTTTAAGCAAATAGACAAGTATGCACGAACCATAGACATCGGTTTTCTCTGCATATCTCCCATTGAAAATCCGCAATCTTCCAAATCGCAGACTGTGTTGAAACTGAATCCTTTTGCGTTATATTCTTTTCCATTAAGTTTAAATTTTCTCATCTTACTTACCCTCCGATTAATCAGAGGGGGCAGTCCGTAGACCGCCCCACTCATTTTTAATAAATCATTTCTTCAAGTTCTGTTTCGGCATCAAATAACGTGTCGCCTTTTCTTTCTGCCGATTTATAAGAAAGGCGATTTACGCTTTTGACACTGTAAATGTGCCATCTTTATTGTCGGTAACTGTATATTCGTCTGTTACCTCCGCCGCTACGGTATTTGGAATGATTGTTGCCGCCATTTCTAGAATTTCATCATTTCCACCAACATCTGTAGGCGTTGCTATCGTCTGACCAACATAAGCATATTTCGCTACGCCGCCGATACCATCAGTTCCGTAAAGTTGCATGACTTTCACTTTTTTTCCGCCCAACTTATTAATCGCTTGCAAGTCTTTCTTGTCCAGATTTCCTGTAATTTCTTTAGAATCTGATGTCTTGATACCCATTTCAAACGTCTGCGCATCATCTTCCGTTGTTGTTGATTCTACTGTGTTAGGCGCTGATACTGGTGCTGGGATTGATTTTGCGGCAACTAGAAGTTTGTAAGTTCCAGCAAAATCAACTTTTTTCAAATCAGTCACTTCTTCTTCTGAAATAATCACCCTAGTTTTATAACTTGTTGAAGCCATGTTGTTTTTCCTCCTTATTCTTTGTAAAAAAATAAGAACCTTTCGGTTCTATAAAATATCGTCATCGGCTATCATTCGCCGAAAACGTGCTACTCTTCGATATGTGCTGTCTGTGTTCTGAAATTCCGGTGTTGCAATCACTTGGAATCTCATGGTTTTCATAATGCGTACAACCTCATTCATTACTTCTTTTGCGTCATTCATTTTGGTATTTGTTGTTACCTCAATCTGAAAAGAAGACCAAACAGCATTGATCGTATCTCCTTGTAAGTCCTCTCCTGTTTCCATTCCCGGCATTTCGTGTATATACACAGTTGGGAATTTCGGAACAGTATCGGCTCTGTCAGAGTTTGTAAATTTTAAATTTGGATAACGGTCTTTCATTTTTTGAGAAAACTGCGTCTTTATCCGAGTGATAACTTGTGATTCTAGCATGTCCAGCATTTATTCCACCGCCTCATACGTTTTCTCAAATATATCCGGCTTGCATGGATAAAGTTCTCCATTTATGCCCTTAATGATGTAATCTCCAACAGAAACATGCATATAACCTTCGAGTGTTTTTACATATAAATCGCATGGCGGATGTAGTGGTGATAACGACATATAGATTAGTTCTCCATTTTCAAATGCAGATACCGCCCACTCTGGAACATAATATTTTCCATCTGAACCTTTTAAATCTCCATCATATTGGAATGCTTCGATCTCAACTGGTTTTTTTCTGTATTTCATTTTCCAAATACTCCTTTTGCAATTCTTGGAATCTCTTGCATGAGTTCCAATGATGTTTCATACATAAACGGTCTTGACGGCATACCTTGCGTAAAATACCATTTTCCATCTTTCGGATAGAACCATCCGTATTTTCCGGGCGCAATCTCAAAAATTGTCTTTCCGGTGTTATAATTCCACTCCACGCCCTCCGGGAATGGATATGGATAACTTCCCTCAAGTCCAAGTTGACCAGTACCAAATTCAACAAATGCCGAGTGCTTAGAATCAGCCACAATAAAAAAGATAACGGTGTTTTTATCTCCGTTACCTTTCCTTGTGTGTATGCTGTTTAAGAGTTCACCTGTAAATATTGCGTCAAGTGTAGTAACCCTTGCTTTCGCAATCTCTACACCTCGTTTCGCTAATTCCTCTGTGAATATTTCACATTTTTTATTGAGAGAATCTTGATATTCCCTCAACTGCTTCTGCAATTCTTGAATACTGGACATTGAAAAGATATTTGCTTTCAATACTTTCTTTGCCATGCTACTTCACAACCCTTTTCAGAAGATACCTTGTAAAATTAAGACTCGGCTGAACACGTTTAACGGTGTAATCAGCCGACTTTTTATCTACAATGGTATTTTGTTCGTCTGCATATTTAACTTCGCTCATATGCCAAATTAGAGACGTTTCATCAATAGGTATTCTATCTTTCTCCATAAGAAGAACAGCGTCATACTCACTGATATCAACTCCAAAAGACTTCGCTTCTGCTTCACCGCCAGACATTGCGATATTTCCTCGGAAATCTACTGGTTTTGAATAGCCGATTTCCATCTCTCCTGTTTCTACCGGAACTTTCTGACCATCGATCTCAATGTATATGATGTTTCCGTCTTCGTCTCTCTCATAAACTGGAACTTCTCCGACTTGTAACGCATACTTTAAATTCTGCTTGTTTTTTTCTAAAAGTCGCATACAGAGACCCTCCTTATTTTACGCGTAGCTTCTGCCCCGGATAAATTAAGTTCGGATTCTGAATACCGTTCAGATTTGCGATTGCCTGATAATTAGTACCGTATTTAGCAGCGATTCCAGAAAGCGTATCCCCAGACTGGACTGTGTAGTATACTGCACCGCCGCCGGAGGAACCATTAATCTTGTTTTGTACCTCATTGTACCGGTTTCCAAGCGCCGCCTTTCTTGTATCTCCATTTCCATATTTTCCCGCATAAACTTCTTTCACAAGTGTATCTACGGAGG